GTTTATTTGTCAAGTAGTTCTTTTACAACTCTGGTTAAGTCATCTGGTGTGGCAAAAATCCTGGCACGGAAACATCTTTCAAGTGTGGTATGATCCTGTTGCATGGTGAATGATACACAGTTGTGTTTCATTAGTTCATCAACCAATATATCCAATAATTCTTCTTTAATAACATTTGCCAAATCTATTCGATATTTAGATTCTAATTCAAAATAATCTAGTTCACTATACATCTTCTGAACAGTTATCATTTCACCTTTGATTACATGGTGTTTCTCATTTACTTGAGTAACACTATTGTCCCATTGGACAGCAGGACTTAATATTGAATGTACAGCTATTGACATTAATCTTCCAGTTTTTCAAACTCAGGGTCACAATCAATAATCATTTCGGAATCAACTTGGTCCCATCCGTGTTCTTCAAGGTCAAGATATGAATTGCCTTCTTCAAAGAATTCTTCCAACCATTCGGTTGTTTCTTCATCACAATCGTCCATATCATGTTCTTCCCAACAGCCATCTGTCAGTTCAACCATTTCTACATTATAGTCACAATTCCAAAGGTCTGTACCTGATTCAATCAATGGTTCTTTATCATCTTCGGTTTCTACGGTGAATTCACCCCAGCGCCAACCAGTTTCAACCATGACGGTGTTACCATCTTTGGTGTAATACATTCTTTCAACAATGGATTTTTTCCATGATGGTTCGAGTTTCCATAATGCCATTATTTTTTCTCCAGTTTAGGTTCTTGTTTAGGTGGTTCTTCAATGATGGCAGGTTCAAATGCCGCACGGTGATTAATCATCATAACAACACCTTGCCATACACCATACAATGGGAATGAAACAATTGCTAATACACAAACAGTAATCAAACCAAGTAAGAATACAGTTTTAGTAAACAATACAAATACAATCTCAAGCATTAGATTCCAGAAACCTCTAGTACCAATTGTGCCATCTTCAACCGTAGCAGGCACATCACTACGCACATGCTTAACGAATTCTTGTTCCTGTACCAATGATTGCTTGATAAAAATATCAACCAACCCACGATATAACTTTAACATCATAATTGCTCCTTAATGATATTTGACATGGCGAATTTGCCGTTTATAACTAACATCCATTGGCTTGTATTCTTCAGCCATTTGTTTCTCTGCTATCAGACGCTCAGACCATAATTGTTCACACTTTGCTTTTGGATAATCAGCAACAACTGTACAATCTTCCATAAATGCCATTTTATCTTCATCTATGGGTGGTGCCTTTGCTTCTTCAACTTTGACTGGTTCATCTGTCTTGGCAACGGTTGCTGGTTCAATGAATAGAAATGCAACAGTCAACATAATAGCACCTGGAACAATAATGTGCCAGTACATACCAAGTATAACTGCTGTAACAACAAACAGAACACCAAGCAATAACATTGAGTGAGAGATACCTACACTTGAGAGAGCAGACATAGCGGGAGACATATTGATCCTTATTTCAAAGTTGATTCATAAACGTCACATTGGACGGAGACCGGTACTATTATTGTACCATGATCCGTTGGTTGTGGCAAGCGTTGAATGATAGGTTTCATGCGAGCGTTCACACACTCACGAGCTGCCATAATCACCTCGGTACGATCCATTTGTTTTGGTTTATCACCACCAGGCAATACCACAACAGATGGTATCTTAGATACACCAGCACATCCTGTCAACAGGAGGATTGGTACAATCAAGTATAACGGTTTCATAATCATCTCTTAGTAAACTTTTTTAATACGGCTTTAGCATCATCCACATATGGAACATCATCAATAAATTCATAGTGTGCTTCAATCAATTCTGTTTTAGCAATACGAATCAATTTCAATGCATAGTCCAAATCTTCGGTTGTTGCCTGTTCCATCCATGCCTCGAATTCTTTTTGGTCACCATGTAGGAAGAATTCGAGGTTGTCACGGTCAAAGTCATTCATTATGCAGAAACAACTTCAGCTGTTTTCTCAGGTGAAACGATTGTTTCATTGGTAGAAACAGTTTGTTTGCCAACATAACGGCCATTGGCATCAAACTCGGTGTGGTTAACCAATTGATATGCTTGAACCTTACGGCCATCTTTAATAACTTTCACAATGCCACCATCTTTACGAATGTTATAGATGTTGGTTGATAAGCGATACAACACCGCTTCTTGGTCTGTGCCTTTGAAACAGGCCTTAATCTCATCAGGAGATACTGGCTTGCCTGACAGCAATGTTACGGTGATTTTCTCATGGCGATTTTGTTTGCCTGTGCGAACTGTGTTTGACATATTATGTCCTTTCAAAAATGAATAATAAAATACCAACATATGGATTATAACACAAATATGGCATGTTGGCAACCATACCTGTGTAGGATTTTAGAACGGTACTTCTACTGAAGGTTCAGGTTGTTCTGGGGCTTGGACTTTTGCATCCACTTTGGAGTACAAGTCTAGGAATGCCGTCTTAGTCTCAGCATCAAAGCGAGACACACACAACTCAATTGCTTTCATCTTGTCACCAAACAGTTTGAATGCCTGTGCAATGTGAACCAAACGGCGTGTAGAGATAATCTCATCAACAGCACCTTGTTCGAATGATTTACGAACCACATCAGCCCATTGGCATAGGTTATCAACAAAATCTTTATCATCAATCAATGGTGATAGAATCTTTTTCTCTGTCTTGGCATCAGGATATTCCTGTTCAACAGTAATTGGGAATCGTTCTAAGAAAGCATCATCAAGGATTTGTGATAGATAACGACCTTCTTCTGAACCTTTGCCTTTAGTGTTTGCAGTTGCAACAACATTGAAACCATTGGCAGGATAAACCAACTCACCATTCTTCTTGTTAAAGTATGGTTTGCCTTCTAGAATACCTTGTAAACACATTAGTTTATTAGAACCACGGTCAACTTCGTCAATCAATAGAATGGCGCCACGCTTCATTGCAGTAATAACAGGACCATCACGGTTAACCACATTGCCGTTAACAAGAGTAGGACCGCCAAGTAAATCACTTTCGTCCGTTTCGATGGAGATATTAACACGAATACACTCTCGCTTAAGTTCGGCACAAACTTGCTCAACCATAAGTGTTTTCCCGTTACCAGAAAGACCTGTGATAAAAACAGGATAAAATTGACTAGACTTAATAATATTGCTAAGGTCTTTAAAAAAGCCAAATGGAACATAATCAGGATATTTTGTAGGGATTGAAACATCTGAATCATCAATCAACTTTGGTTGTTTGAAGGCCAGCACTTGTGCAGCCAATGCCATTTCTAATTCTGGTTCGACTTGTTTAACTTCTGGTTTACTGCCAATATCTGGTAGTTGATATTGACCACGACCTGAACGGTATTCTGATTTGGTTACAAACCAAAATGGAAATGCCATATCTTCTTCACGTGCAACATGCTGAATGTTATCACGGTTCAGCACAGCACCAATGCCATACAAACGCTCTGCTGCTTTAATGAAAGCGACCTGATTCTTGTTAAAACTCATAATATACCCTTTTCAATTAACATACACCCAAACTTTATTATATCACAACCGAAAGTGGTTGGCAAGTAACACATTAGTTCTCAACTCCCATACGGTCTTTGATGTAATCACTTACCCTACTAGAATGACTACGAATTTCTTTATCATTTAGTGATTGTAAATTATTGTTAAAAGTTAGTGCATGTTCAGCACATTCCCCGACAATCAACTCGGCGAACTTTTCAACATCATTGTAAAGTAGTGACATATCGGCTAGACTTTTTCTATCATAATGATTCATCCAGTAATCAGCCTTTTGTTGACAAAGTTGTCCAATTCGTTCGTTCATTCTTCAACTCCGAAATGTTGTTTAATCAAATCATATGCTTGTCCACGACTGATTACATCTCTTACTTGCACTGGAGGTTTCAATGCAACTTCGCATTCTTGAATAATCAACTCGGCGAAATATCTAATAGATTCTTCATCTTTGTTTAAGAATCCAGCCTGTTCAGCAAGTTCTTTAATTCGTTCGTTCATAACCAACTTCCTTTTAAAACATAGGGTTTTTTACCCCGCTCACGCACATCTATTTGTCTATGCTTTAGTTTCAATTTCTTAGCATAGTATCTTGCACGACCTAAGTGAGGTGTGCAAATGTAATTCATACTCCACCTACCATTAGCATCACTGCTCTCAATCATTTTATACAAATGAACATAATACTTTTTCTTTGAGTAGCACAATTTCATTCTTCAACTCCGTTATGTTTAATTCCATACATCATCATCATTGCATCCAATACACAATCATCAATTGGATTGTGCTTAGTAATATCATTCTTTGAATTAAAACCTGGATAATCTACATCAGTATAACCATTGGTTGTATTGTATAGAAAATCAACAGCAGTTCTTACATCACGCCATCTGGCATATGGCCATATTGGTTCTAGTCCTAATTGTTCTTCAATATCATCCATCACCAATTGGTCAAGATTACCTCGAGCCCATACCCAACACTTGGTATCATTCTTTGATTCAGCCCATTTACGCATGGATTCGTATCCATCTATAAAGGAACAATCTACCTTGTTTGGTAAGAATGATGCAACTCGGACATTATGGCATTGTTTATTCCACCATTCCATAGTTGGTTTGTTTGCTTCACGGCCATATTGTTTTATCTGTTCAGATACACTAAACTTGGCAAAGAAGGCACCATCACGTAGTTCTTGTGGTGATGGTTTGATATCAGGATCAAAATAGATAGCAGCCATCGATAGAATTACCGAATTGGATCTTTTACCTAGTGTTTCAACATCAAATATAAACATTAACAATATACCAAGTGATTTAATAACAACAATACCAACACCACAATTACCACATAGTGTATAATGGTTTTTCTTTTTTCTTCTTTATGGAGGATTTTACTAAGCATATATCATTGGGCTACATCGAGTATTGTAGAGGAATGCCAATTGCTTGGCAAGCCCCATTTTTAGGTATAAAAGAACTTTACCACATGAGGGTCAAAACCACCAGACAACTCATACCATTTGGCATCTTTGATTGCCTGCCTGATATCACCATCCAATTCATCACCAAAGAAACCAGATTGTGATTCTTTTAGAATATCAAACAATTGGTCATCATCTCCAGCAACAACCGCCCACATACCGCCATATTCGGACATTGGGAAATCTACCCAATATGAACCAATATACATTCTCATATCATTCCAATCAAGAAAGCCACACCAAAACCAATTACACCTGCCATCATTACAATGCCAATATATGTAAATGGATTATCTATCAGTTTTTCAAATCTTGTCATGTGTTCTTCTCCTTAGTTGTAACGGCTTGGTCAAACGCTATGTAAAACAAACAAAATGCACAGACTTGCATCCAATTACGTTCTACCAAACCCTCAATTGAACCGATTAAACAATATAAGCCCAAGAAGATGTTAAGCAGTTCAATAAACTTTGTCATTTTGTCCCCTTGCTCTGATTGCTGAATCAATCATCTTTTGCACCTGTGTAATGACGTGTTTCATGTTGCTTGCGCTGATTGCATCTAATGTCATGCCATTGGCTTTAAGCACTTCATGCGCCTTTTTGAAATCAGGCTCAGGAAATACGCTGATTGGATA